ACGGTGGTTGCAGGTGTACCCGCGTGGGAAACGGCGGCAGGTGGTGGGTCAAAGTTCCAGACAGCAGGACTGGGTTGGTTTCTTGGCGGTCAGGACTATAGCACAGTTGGGACTAGCGGAAGCATTCTCACTAACAATGTCGTGAATGTAATCCAAGTCATTCTCGAAGTTGAGTTTGTCATATCCCACGTCACGGCTACCACGGTCACAGGTTCGGGTGCTGGCGGTTGGATGACGTGTGCTCTCTACTCAGCGGATGGAAATACGAAACTGATTGACGCGGGAGCAAATTTTCTCGACACGTCAAATCACAGCCAATGGACTAAACAGGTTGCGGTTGGGCCTGTCACTCTCCCTTCGGGAATTTACTGGTTCGCGTGGGGGAGTTACGATGCCTCAAACGGCGGTTCCGTGTTCAGCCATCAGGATTCCTCTTCGATGGCGAACCTCCTGAATCAATGGTCGTTTCCGTACTCGTCTCCAGTCCCACCCGTCCGATTTGGTTCAGCCGCAAATGCAATCACAGGCGGTGGGGTTATGCCCACCACTCTGGGCACGATTACGCCATTCTCGTTCGGGGGAGAGCCAGTCGTGCCTGTTGTAATGTTTAGCGTTTAAGGAAGGTCGTCATGAGACAGCGTACCTTCGCAAGTATAACGAAACTCAACTACAGTCCCCCTTTGCAGGGGGTATTCCTCCCTTCGGAGCTTAAAATGGCAAAGAAAATCGCAGCAGCAGACGCATCAGCAATGAACTCGCTCTACAAGGGCGAACTCGGTCGTCTAGGCCTCAAGGTAGCACAGAAGGACGCAAAGGACTCAGCCGCAGGGCAGTCCCACGATCCTCAGGCGTTCGAGGATCACGAAGACTACATGAAGACCCTTGAGTCAGTCCTGAAGGAAGACGAAAAGACTGGCGGCGACCCTAACGATCCGATCACTGACTAACTTTGGAGTCTGGCAATGCTTGTTTACCGCATTACAAATACGGTCAACGGCAAGGTCTACATCGGCAAGTGGGAAGGCTCCAGCGTTAATCGTCGGTGGAAAGAGCATCGGTACAGAGCCCGCAGGGGTAGTCCATTCTACTTTCACAACGCCATCCGCAAGTACGGTGCAGAGGCTTTTACCGTCGAGGTCTTGCACCAAGCCAAGACCAAGGAAGAACTCCGTAAAATGGAGACCTTCTTCATTATCCTGCATCAATCCCATAAACCTGAGAACGGCTATAACCTGACGATGGGGGGTGACGGGTTAATCCCCAATGAAGAGACTCGTCGGAAGATGAGCGGGGTAAACCATCACCAGTACAGAAAGCCCATCCCCCAAGCTGTTCGTGACAAGATTAGCAAGTCGATGTTTGGGCGCACTGTTCCCCAAGATGTTTGCGATAAGATCAGCAAAACCCTTAGTGAAATGCCCTGTGTAACTTCAAAAGAGCAGCTAATAGCAAACCTCGGTACTAGGTTCAAAGACAGAAGGCACTCCGAAAGCACGATACAGAAAATGAAGTCGGCTGCTCAAGGTAGAGTCCCTTGGAACAAGGGTCGGCGAGAGGTGAACTGTGCGCCTTAACGCAGGACAAATCGTGTACGGTGTTGATGGAAAAGCCTACCGCATTTCGTCTACGCTGAAAATAGCGGGAGAGTGTGCCTTCAAATTGGCCGACCTTCAGGGGCGACCGTGTTCAACCCCCGCAAACTTCTCCCCGATTGCCGGGGCTTGGATGCATTTCGCGTCCCTCCTGAAGTTTGCCTTCAACAAAGACCTGACCGCGATTGTCAACTCGCTCATCGAGCAGGCGGGGTTACCCACTGACCCCAAGATGGACTGGGCGAAGTACCTCACCAAAATCTACTCGTCGATTCTCAACTCCGTAACCCAAGACCAAGACATTCAGGATGAGGTGATCTACCGAGCGGTCGTCTCCCTTCTGTTCGAGCGGACGCAGAAGAACGGCAAGAAGCTGCTGGAAAACTTTGCCGAGAAGGTCAAAGGCTTCGACAAGGAAACCCAGAAGAAGCCCATCGCTGAGCAGGTCAGTTCCTACCTCAAGAGCACGTTCATTTACTACGCCAAGGATCACGCGAAGCAGGACGCGATTGCTTTGATTCGCCCCGAAGAGATGAGCATGGAACAACCCGGAGAAGAGGGCGAGACCTACAACATCCTCGACACCGAAGAGCACGCTACAACCCCGGGCGTCGGTCAGTCCGAGTCCGACCGCGACATCAATCAGTTTATCGAGAAGTTCGAAGCGTGGGTGAAGACCAAGGAGACTCCGAAGTCCGCCCCCAATTACGCCGCCCTGCTCAAGATTTACTGGGATCAAGCTCAGCAAACCGAGAGTGGCGACGTTAAGATCAGCGACCTGACTCAAGAGTGGATTCACCGCACAGGTTTGAGCTTCGATTCCCTGAAGCAGTACCGAGACAAGATCGGCGGCTTGCTCCGCGACTTCGTTTACGAGAACAAGACTCAACTGGGCAACTCCTACCAGCTTGCGGACCTGTTGCAACACATGTTCCCACCGCCGCCAAAGGCGAAGGCACGTCCCGCCAAGGCTTCGTCCGAGAAGGTCAAGTTTAAGGCTGCTGGGTGCATCGCATCCGAGTATTGTCCGCAATGCGGCAACGATGAGAACGGCTGCTATTGCCCGAACAAAGCAGATTTGCTGGACGGTGAGACACGAGGCGATAAGACGGCCTCGAACCACCACCGCAAGCAAGTGTGCAAGTGTGGTAGCGTTCAGACCTGCCGTTGCTCGGCTCCGAAGATTGCTTTCAACGTGAACTCCTGCTCCAACTGTCGCACGGCTGCGGAAAAGCCGAAGTGCCCCCATTGCGGCTCTGACGATTACGGCTTGATGCCCACGGACTTCGAGACCGCCAAGTGCAACAAGTGCGGCAAGAACTGGGAGCACGGCATTGTCAAGGGTATCAACGATCCGAAGGAAGCTGCTTACGGACACGCCGACAGACCGATCAATGAGGAACAGACGAAGCTGGAACAGGACGTAGATCGTTTCAGCAAGGAACTCAAGAAGTTCCCCAAAGGGCCAACGGGCATGACGCCCGATGCTACCAAAGCTACCCCCGAGTGGCAGGCGGCGAAGCGCAATTACGATACGGCTTTCCAAGCTCTGCGGAATTACAATTCCAAACACACGGCGGCTGACCTCGGTCGATGCTCCTGTGAGTGGGAAGAGTGCCCGCTGGGTCACAAGGCGGGCGGATGTCCGAACCCCGCCGCTCACATGCTTGAGATTTACGGATACAAGACTCGCTACTGCCAGCCATGCACCGATGCGACTATCGAGTACATCCGTCTGGAACAAGGCACGGGTGATGCTGACAATACGGTCAAGATTTTATCTTCTGTACAGGAGCCATACTGCGATGGTTGCGATAGACTGAAAAAGAACTGCATCTGCGAGGGCTGTGATTGCCCCGAGAACAAGAACGCAAGCAAGTACGGCGATAAAATCAAGAAGATGGAAGCTCGTCGTGGCGAGTCCATTGATGAGACCCTGAAGAAAGCGGACGGTGAAGAGCAGCCCACCCTTCAAAAGCTTCCCAGTGAGGGCGGCTTTAAGCCTATCGCGGCAGGTCCTCAGTACGCGGCTCCCGGATTGCGCGTTGTGCTCGCCGAGGACTGGTTTATTTATGTGACGGATGAGACCACGGAGCACATGTGGGTTTACAATACGGAGATGTGGTACGAGTGGGGAGAGATTCCAAACGCTTTCGGTGAGGACACAACGAAGCCTCAGCCCACGGTCGAAGCGATGATCCCGTATGCCAAGGGGCACACACCTCAACCCGTCATGAAAGACGATGGGCAGCAATTGACGCTTCAAGAGTTTGAAACTGAGGGTGCGGAGTGGACTGACCCCGGCTTTGAAAAAGAAGGCATGATCGGGCACGACTTCGTGAACGCCGATCAGGATGCGATTCGTCCCAGCATTACGCCGGGTGACACTGGACGCCTGCCTCATGGACGCACGCAAGGATCGAAAGAGGCTGCGGAACTCGCTGGGCGTGGGGGCGGGTCGGACGATGTGCGCGGAGCAGGCGATCTGTGGCGTGAAGAATTTTATCAAGAAGGCGGCTCGGCTGGGGCTCCTCCAAAGATTGCGACATCATTGAAGACGTTAGAGTGCTGCGGGTCGGTCACGAATCACCACAAGATCGATTGTCCGCAGAAGGAAAAGGTTTGGAATGATACACTCGGTAAGCTGTACCCATCAGGCACGGCGGGACCGAAGGTAGCGGGTAAATGGAAAGTCCTCCTGCGTGATCCCAAGGGTCAGCAACGTGAACAGCAGGTTTCAGGTGTGGACTACGGTTCTGCCGAACGTGCCGTGAAAAAGTACATGAAGGAAGGCGAGAAGGTTGTATCGATGACTATTGCGAGGAAGACAGCGGCTCCAGCGGCAGCGGCTCCCGCAGCACGTCCCGCCGCACCTGCCGCCGCACCACAGACAGTAGTAGCTCCACCACCCGGAACGGCCGTTGCTCTGCCGGGTCAGCAACCAACGACCGAAGACGAGAAACCAATGCGGAAGACAGTTGTACCCGAACTTCCCGGAAAGAAGTGGCACATGACCAGCAAAACAGCAAGCATTCTCGAAGATGCCTTCGAGTATTTCATGGAAGGCAAGAAGGAGGGCGGGCTGGCGGACGTGTTCAACGAGCGTTACACCCGCACGGGCAAGGGCGAAGACAAGTACATCGCCTGCTCCAAGCTCATGATGGATTTTGAGTACGCTTTCCGCCGCGAAGAGGACGGCTCGCTGAGCGACATCGACGACTATCGTGAAGACGCGGAGAACGCCCTGCGTGAAATTGTCGGCGACGACCCGAACTATACCGAGCAGGGTCATACCGAGAGATCAAGCGGCGGTGTTACTGAGACGCCCAACAAGGTGAGTGCGGGATTGCTGACCGAACAGAACACGCCAGAGATGGAAGCTCGCGTAGCACAGTTGGCACAGACGCACCCCGAGACCGAGATTCACGAGAACTGCAATCCGTACTTTGAGCACGGGCAGTGGTGGATTGTTTGTGGGCCGTGCGGAGCCACGTGGTCGGTTGTTGACGTAGGTCACCACATGGGCGACGAAGGCGATCTTGATCTCGAACAGATTGACAACGGCGACGACTCTTGCCAAGAAAATTTCCATGAGTCTTCCACCCTCCCCATCCCGTCATCGCTGGCGACGAAGGCAGAGAACGTGATTGAGGCTTCTATCGAGAAGGAAGCGGACGGAGCACGCTTGACTAACATCAGCACTCACGATCTGGACACTGACACCGATGGTCACTGCAAGCGTTGCGGTATGAGTATGCAGGAAGCCTCGAAAGCTCCATGCGCCAAGACTGGTTCGGCGAAGAAAGCGTGGCTTGATGAGGAGGAGACATCGGAAATTCAGGGTCGTTTGGAATACCTCCGAGGCGAACTCCGCGCCGAGCGGATCAGTCAGGGAGAGTTGATGGAATTACAGGGCCTTGCCGACTACATTGATCCCGGCGATGTGGAATTGTTGGAAGCCGCTGGTGTCGAAGAAGTTATACCTCAGCCCGATGTACCCATTGAGACACCTGAGTTCGGCGAAGCCGATAAAACCCGTCTGAGGGGTCTTGGTGTAATTGGAAAGAAAAAGAAAGCGTTCGAGCCGGGTGCCAACAGTGGTATCCGTGGTTCCAACGACGGCACGTACATCTATCAAGCGGACGTGTGGTGCGAGAAGTGTGCGACAGAAATTGCTGCCACGCTGGACGCGGAGGGTAAGACGCCGCCTAACGTGATGGACGAGGCTTCGTATGATTCGGACAACTACCCGAAAGGGCCGTTCTTCGAGGAAGAATCCGATGCACCCGAGCACTGCTCTGGTTGCCACATTTTCCTTGAGAACCCATTGACCACGGACGGTCAGACGTACATGCAGTCGATGGTTGACGAGGCTCTGGCGAAGGGTCGCGGCGATGAGCCACACATTAAGGAATGGATGGACTTTTACGGGTATCATCCTGAGGAGAAGGACATGCAAGAACATGAATCATCCGACGCATCGGACAAGATCAACGCAATGCCGCAACGCGGCGGCAAGCTCAAGACCCCCGCACAGTTGGGTCTCACCGAAAAGTCAGACCTCGATCTGGCTAACGAGGGAATCCCACCTCGTCACAGCAGCGAGGACAAAGTAGCGGCGACTGAACAGCCCACGTCTGGCGAAGACGAGGGGTTCAACGTCAAGGTCGTCTACAACAAGTACGGCATCACGCTGGAGCCCACCGCCAACCTGCTCAGCGATGTGCAGGGTATCGGCGAGATGATTAACAAGCCGAATATCTTCGAACTCATGGAGGACTTCTTCACCAATGGCTGGGAGATGGTCAACCCCGAGGACATTGGAGCACTGACATCCGGCGAACTCATGAGCGACCAAGACGGTAACGTCTACTGGCACGAGCGTTACCAGATCGAGGACATGGTTGAAGAACTGATGAATGGCAACAAGGTCAACTTGCAGTACGGCGGCAACCTGTTCGAAATGGACGAGGGCAGCGAGATTGCCCCGCCTGCCGAACCTGATCCGAATCAGATGGACCTTCCACTTCAGTCTTCCGCTGAGGACACCGACTACAAAGACTGGCAGTATGAGGTCGCTAATGGCGACACGAAGCTTAATTTCGAGGACTGGAAAATGTACAAAGAAGAAGCGGATAAGTTCAGCCCAACGAGTTCGTCCGAGGACACTGACCATAAAGACTGGCAGTATGAAGTTGCCAACGGCGACACCAAACTGAATTTCGAACAGTGGAAAGAACACAAGCGGGAAGCCGATTCGTTTGGTCCGAATAAAAAGGAAGCCACGGGCGAGATGAGCCAGTCTGAAGCCGATGACGCCGAAGCATGGCCGATGCACCACGCCATCGCGAAGGCACTGGGCGGCACAGTCAAGGCGTTCGACCAGTATCAGGGTCCGTATGTCCTTGTGGGCTCCGAGATTCGCGGACAGGGCACCTATGCCCCTGCCATTCCGATGAAGGGCACCGTCCGTCTATGGATTCAAGCGACAGAAGGCGGCGACGGAGCGGAGCTTCAGGTCTACAATGAGGACAATCAGAAGCTCAGCGAGCCGTTCTGGTGGGAAGACACCAACGCGGCGGTCGATGCCGCCATGAGCGTGCTCGATCAGCCCGCAGCTAAAGCCAAGCAGCCAAAGCCGCCCGCAAAGCGTAAGGGTAGCGAAGAGAAGCAGGCAGCACCCGGCGACGGCGGACTCCAACGCGACGTGCAGAATCAGTACGAGAACCACCCACTGATCGAAATGCTGTGGGGCTCCCTGAAACGTGACCCGTCGAACAAAGATCGTGTGCAGACGGCATGGGGCACCAAGACGAAGCAGGGTTTGGTACTCAGCGTGGCTCGCGCCATGAAGGAAACCCCCGTCTCTGGAGAATAAACCATGGAACGATTAGCCGCAGAATACTTGGAAAAACACGCCTACCAAACACCTATTGTAGAGAGGGAAACACCATGGCAAACGTAAAGAAGGCAGACCGTGAGGCAGTTCGCAAGGCTATTGTAGCCCGCCGCGAAGCCCGTAAGACCGAAAAAGTGGCTCAATACGCGAAAATGCGTGAAACAGCGAAGTCCCCGGCGAAGTTCGCCAAGGTCCTCGACGAGCTTGTCGCCAAGACCGCTCGTCAGGCTGACAGCATGGAAGCCCTCCGTCACAACCTCGGTCTCGCGAGAATCGCCAAGGATGCTCCCGCCAAAATCCGCGTTGCAGCCGCCCAAAAGTACGGCAAGAAGTTCATCCGTATCGCCGAAGAGCAGCCAGATATTCTGGCTGACGCCCTCCAGCAAGCCTATAAGGGCTTGGATGAGCAGGCAGCCGCGATGGAAATCGCCGCCGAAGCTCTGGGTATCGACTTGGGTGCCACGCCTGCTGAGAAGGCATTTACCGACGAAGGCAAGCACGAACTTGAGCTTGGTGAAGACAAGGGCGAAGCTGTAGCCGAGTCCGAAGGTCCCGATTTTGAAGCCAAGGAAGAGACTGAAGCTGAAGCCGCAGCCGAACCCGCCGACGACGCGGAACCTGAAGCAGAGAAGGAAGCCGCCTCTGGCTCCGACGCTTTCAGCACCGACCGTGACCCATCCGGCAACCCCAAGGCACCGCAGAAGGCCAAGATGCCGCAGGCTCAGGGCGAGGCTGAGGGCAACAAACAGGGTTCTGGTGCACAGGAACCGACCAAGCAGAAGTACACCATCGCACCGCACTCCGAAAGTGCTGAGAAGTTCGTGAAGGAAATTCCGCAGGCTCAGGGTAAAGAAGCTGGCAACAAGCTTTCCGCGATGAGCAAGAAGGATTTCATCGCTCTGGCAGACGCAATCAAGAACATGAGCGTCGGTCCCGATGAGAAGCGCAACATCGCCGAGGGATTGTGCAGCACACTACGCGCATCCAACCCACGTTTCATGAAGGAACGCTTCATGGGCTACGTGATGGGCGAGAATGGTCCGAGCGGCGGTGCAGTAAAGCCGATTGGACAGCCGCGTAAGTCGCGTCCCGCACCGATCACGACTGCTCCCGCTGAAGGCATGTAAATGTTCTTCGTCTTCACAGGTGAAGAATACTACCCGGGCGGCGGCTGGAGTGATTTCCAAGGCACAGCCGACACCATTGAGGCAGCCCGTGCCAAAGTGGAATCCGTGATGGGCAACGACGATTGGTATCACATCGTCGATACCTCCTCCCTGAAGATAGTCGAAGAAGGCTCCATCAAAGACTTAACCACTTACGACCCCTACGAAGAGAAACGTCAAGCCGTTCCCGCCGCAGGCGGCGAAGGCTACCACGGCGTATAACCTGTTGAAAACAAACCAAATATAGTCCAAAATTCCTATCGTTTCTGACCCATTTTTGGGTATAATAGGGACATGACAAGCACCCAAGTAACGAATGCCCTGAAAGAGATTTGCGATGCGTTGATCGCGGTTGTGGCATCCAGCGGAAAACTTGGTACGCCTGCTGGAACTCTTTATGCAGCCCTGATGACGCATGGCTGCTCCCTCGAACAATTTGAGCAGGTCATGTCGGCTCTGGTTGCCGCAAGAAAACTCACGAAGCGGGGTGACCTTTACTTCGCAGTGGAGGCGAAATGACGTTCATCGAGAAGGTCAACACGTTCGAAGCACTGTACGCGGCCTACATCGCGAAATTGGCTCGGCTGGATGAACTCAAAGCCAACGGTCGCTACGGCTACCAACTACGGATGCCGAAGAAATCCCTGAGCATCGCCGTCGCCAACCTGCGGCAGTTTGGGCAGGAACAGAACGTCGAAATCGCTTCCTTACTCAACTAGGAGACTGACATGCGGATATTGCTTTTCAGCCTGATGCTTGCGGTTCCAGCCTTCGCGCAAGAGCCGCGCACGCCTATCAAACCAGCGGACCCCGTTGCCGCCGCTACCCATGACGTGACTGTCATCAGCGGCGAGTGCATGGACAAGCCATCGGTCCTGCCCACGGCGCTCCCGATCCTGAGAATTTCTCTTGGCGAGTACGCCCGCCAGATTCGAGCGCAGCACGCCGCCGCACCCAAGGCCGCGAAGATTACCAGCAACGATAGGTTTGACGCAGAAGTAGAACTCGAAGCAAAGGTGACGAACTAATGGTGCAATGTCAAAGCTGCGGAGCATGGGCTGGTCGCTACGAGCACGAAACTCAAGAAAGCGGTTGTCCGCCAGCACGGAATGGAGACCCGCATCATCGCTGCCCGTGTAGGCAAGAAGCGGGATGGCAAGACTCCGCTGGAGGTCCAGTGGTTGGGCTACGAGGGCTTCATCAACGGCGGCTGGCACGCGGTGGACGCCGATACTCGCATCGACCTGCTCTAAAAATAGTTCGGATTCCTATCCTTTTCGAGCCCCGATAGGGTATAATGTAAGTGATAGTTTTGCTGGTGAGCGCGGAAAAACCAGTATCGGGGTGCGAGCCTAGAGCCGCACCCTATTTCTTTTTAGGCAAGACGGGCTTCTTGCTTGTTGAGGGCTTCGGTGATCTTGGTTGCCTTCGTGCCGCGTAAATCCTCGTTGAGAACATAAGCGACCACGGTCTGCGACAGCTTGAGACCAGTGGCGATGCCATACTGAGTCTTCCCGGCGTGGCCAAGTTGAATGATTTTATCGACTGTGAGTTGATCCATACCTACTCCTTATTCGTAATTCCTTATTCGTAATAGACGATCATGAAATACTCGCTGAAGCCGCCACGTCCTGACTTGACTACCGAGAAGATCGTGTAGCTTTGGCTTTGAAGGCTGTTGAGTCTGTCTTCCAGATCGTTGTCCTTGACCTCGGTCGTGTGCCACTTTCGAATCGCCATACTGTTTAATACTACCGATTTGCCCGACTTACGAACATGTGGTCAAAATCGGGGTCTGTGATTTTCACTCGGAAGTCCCCAAGGATTGCGGGATCGGTTCGGTAAATATTCCCCAATTTTTGAACCTTCCGCTTCGAGAATCCCGTGCCGCTTGGGTTGGCTTTATCAATGAGAGAATGGATGAACGCTCCCAACGCCTTCTCTTCAGGGTCTTTGGATTCCAGCAGTTGCTTGCTTGACCGACTCATCGCACGGCGGATGTCAGGGCGGTGGAGCTTGTGAATTTCGGCAACACGCTGGAAGCTCCGGGTTTTGATGTACAGGTCAATGATCGTGCTCAGGGGCACGCTCTTGATGCTGTTCTCAAGTTTCGACTGCACCAACACGTTCTTCATCTTCTCCTCGGTGAACTCCTCCCCATACAGGATGAACGCGCATAGCACCTTGACCGCCATGCGGATGCGGAAGGAGCAGACCGTCTGCGTGCTGCGGTGGATGATCGCCAGTGTGTTTTGGGTCTTGCTCAGCAGGTAGTAGCTCAGCAGGAGTTCCTGATCCTCCTTCTTCAGAAGACGTAAAATCTTCAGGAACATTGGGAAATTCTCCTGAATGTAGGTGAGGATTTTCTGGTCCTCTTTCTTCTTGGGGTCGCTCTCTGCACTGAGAAGGGTCTGCCCTTCGAGGGCCTCTTCATCGGTTAGGAGCATTGCGCGGGCAGAAGTGATGGAGTCGAAGTAGGGCGTGTTTTCCGAAATTTTAGTTCACCTTTCCCCAACGCACAGCGGAGCCTTTGATGCCGCCTCGACTGAGCATTGTAGGGTCTTTCAGGATTTGTTGTTCAAAACGTTTTGCTTGTGCGGCTCGGACCTCGGGTGTCCAACCAGCCTTTTGTGCTTCTTGCATTTCGGCTCTGATTTTAGGGTCTTGCCAGCGAGCCTTGTTTTTCTTGCCAGAAGCCGCCTTGCCTTTCACAGTATCCGCCGTCGTGAATTTGTAGTAGTCCCCACGAGCCTTTCGTGCGATCCAAGCCTTCTTCATCTTGGCGATGGTCTCAGGCGAGGTTACGGGTGCCCATGCGTCACTGGTGACGTTGTAACCGAATTCTCGATCACACGCTTGAAGCCGGGTGATCCAAGCCTGTTCTCGGGCACGAAGCCATACAAGATCATCGACTTGTTCTAGAAGTTCGAACTCAAAAGCGTTGGCCCCATATCTGAGCCAAGCGGCTTGAAGGTGCACATTGGGGTGTTTTTGGACTTTCAAAAGACGGGTGTGGTGATATTTCCGCCGAATCACATCGGTTGTTGACCCGATGTAAACCTTTCCGTTTTCAACATTTACCCAGCAGTAAACACCGACCATGTGTTATAATACTAAACCCCACGTAATTTTTTGAGGTTTTTCCAAAATAAAACGGGCTCCCCGAGAGGAGCCCGATGAGTCTGACCAGCGACTTAGCTGTGTTGCAAGGCGACCACAGCTACGAGAGTCTCGTAACCGAGTGGGTTGGCGAAGCCGATTACCTCGCCAGTGCCGACTGGCGGGGAACCTGCGACTGGGCTGCCCCCAATTTCGTAGGTGACCAAGTAGTGAGCTTCAGAGCCCACCAGCTTGCCGTTGGAGATGATGTTCATTCCTGCGGCACCCGTAGCGTTTGCCGTGTTGATGGCCTCGGCTGCGGCGATGGTGACCGATCCGTTGCGAGCCAGCGCACGTCCATTGAGGGTTCCACCGTCCAGCGTGATCGACGTGTAAGCGATAATCGTACCGACCATCGTGTTGTTGTCGCCCACCTGCGTGAAGGAACTACCCACGATCCAGATAACGTTGCCAGCTTGGGCACCGTTAGCCAAGAGGACGGATGCACCGCTCTCAAGTGTGGTCGTTGAACCAGCGATGAACACGAAGGTCGCATTCGGGTTACCCTGTGCATCCAGCGTGATGCTCGTTGGGATGTCCATCGAGGAACCAGCAGAGTAGACGCCAGCGGAATAGCGGCTTGCGCCCAAGTTGCCCAGAGTCGAAAGGTTGGCCGACGATGCGCTGAGTACCGTTGCAGGCAGTCCAGCGAAGTAGTTGTACGCGGACGTTGCAGCGACCTGAGCCGCAGGAGCGTCAGCGTTGTCCACTGTCCACACAGCAGCACCCGGCACGATGGTCGTGGTCGGGGATGAGCCAACTACGCCGCCCGTGACCACGGTCACACCAGTATTGGTGATGCCGCTGCCAGCGAGGATCGAGTAGCTTCCAGCCGATCCCAGTTGCCCGCTGGTATTGATTGCCGAGCCTTCACCAGCGCCCAAGCCGTTCGCGCTCTTCTGAAGACCGACCGCGATGATTAGATCATTGGCCTGCGTTGTTTGGAAAGCTGGTGCAACCGCAGGGTTAGCGGATGATAGGCCGACTGAAACCCCATCCAACGATACGCCCGTCATGTTCGTCCAGTCAATGACTTGGAAGTTGATGCCGCCATCGAATACTGGCTTACCAGCCGCCAGATCAAGTGGAGCCGTCACACCGTCCTGATAGACGGAATTGAGGTTCACGGCGTAAGTGCCTGCGTTTGCGGAGTAGCAAGCCCAGATGTAGAGACTCGGGTAGTAACCGTCGAGGCTCCAGTCTGCGGCAGGCCACGAGGAGTTAGGAGCGGGAGGAATTGAGTATCCGCTGTAATCCGCGTCCGCGAGGTTGATGTGTGCCAAAAGCACCCAGTTGTTGACGATAGCGGTGCCCGTGCCAGCGGTTGTCGTGATAGCTGTTGCCGACGCGATAGTGACCGCCCCGTCGCCCCCACCTACGGCAAGAGCACGCCCGTTGAGGGTGCCGCCGCCAAGGGTGATGGATGTATAGGCGAGGATGACGCCGACCATGTTCGATGAGATACCATTCCAAACAGAGGTGAAGGAGCTTCCGACGACCCAGACCACGTTCGCAGCTTGTGCGCCGTTTGCGAGGATGATAGATGCACCGCTCTCAAGGGTGACAGTCGAAGCTGCGATGAACACAAACAAAGCGTTCGGGTTGCCCTGAGCATCGAGGGTGATCGAAGTCGGGATGTCCAAAGTACCGCCAGAGAAGACACCTGCGTGGTAGACGCCTACTCCACCACCACCATTGTTGGTGCTGAGGTTAGCGAGACCAGTCTGGGTGGGGGTTAATCCACTGTAATAGGTGAATGCTGCATTGCCCGCAGTGCGTGCTGCACCCGCGCTGGCATTATCAATTGCTGCTGGAGGAACGAACGTGAAGCCCGCCTCAGGACCAGTTGTCGGGGCAGAACCGATGTTGCCGCCAGAGACTACGGATGCGCCCGTGTTCGTGATACCCGCATAGGCGAGGATGGCATACTCTGACGCCGAGCCCAACTCAGCGGTGACCGCATTGGGGCTATTGCCGCCGTTCGAGGTGTCCGAGATTGTCGGAGCCGTGGGCATGAAGTCGTTCAAGCCCTGAAGGTAGCCGAAACTCGGGGATGCGCCATGAAGCTGATCGAATGGATCGAGGCTCTTGAGGCCGAATGCGATGGCAATGAGGGTATCGCCAGCCTGCGGGCTCACGTAGACGTTATCGCCTTGGTTGCTGGACTGGAGTTTCTCGACCTTGGAGGCGTACTGCGAAGGATTGCCGTACCCAACGGATATCTGAGCCTGCCCTGCGGCAACTACAGCGGTGCTGTAGCGGTTGTTGAGGGTAAGGGTGGTCGCGGAGGACTGCACGCACACGAATTCGCCGTTGTTATTGAGGGCGGCGAAGCCAGTGATGTTGAAAGCCTTGCCTGCGTAAGCGCCGTTCGGCTGCGATGCCGTGGCTGCCCCGCCAGTGATGGTTCCTGTGTAGACTGTGGTGCCAGTGGTCGCCCCGGGATAGGGGAGAACTGATGCGGCAACCTGAGTCAGTGTAAAAATTGGACCGATTGTTGGTACGCCCATGGTGAGTGTTCCTTGGAGGAAATATCCTCTACATCCAATGGGTTTGGTAGCGAATAAAATCTGTTAACTAGCAAACTCTCTATTTAGGAGTCAATAATAGGAGGATTGCGGTATTACCTGATATGACCCCAAAAACACCGAAAAAGTGGAAACTCGAAGACCTCCCACTAGCTGTTCGACAGGCAAAGTCGTGGACGGGAGCGTGCCTTGCTTTGGGGTTAAAGGCCAATAACGGGGCAAATTTGAAGAAATGGGTCGTACAATTGGGGCTTAGTACAGATCATTTCACAGGTGAGTGGCGAAGTCGTCGTAAATTAAGTGATGCGGAGGTTTTTTGCCAAGACTCTAAGCACGTATGGGCGGCTAAGAATCGGTTTTACAAACAGACACCAGACACTTGTATGCTCTGCGGACAGGGGACAATTTGGAATGGTAGACCCTTACGGTTTCAAATTGACCATAAAAACGGCGATGGCGGTGATTGTCGCCGAGAAAACCTACAGAAAATTTGCCCCAACTGTCACACTCAAACCGACACGTATTGTGGACGAAATCGGGTTGCCACGGATGGGACTTACAGCAAAATTAACGGTCAAACAATTTGGTGTAACGGGTGTTGCCAGTGGCTTGTTCCCGACATGTTTGGAAATAAGGCTAGTATGCCAAACGGCAAGCAATCTCGATGTGCGTCCTGCATGGAGCCGAAAACAGAGGGGGCATCGAGTGGGGCGTAAAAGACTCTTCAACGACAAAACAAAATGGTGTCGGAAGTGTGAAAAGTGGCTCGTCTTGTCGGCTTTTGGCCTCAACAAACGCACCGCCAGTGGCCGCTCCTACTACTGCCGCACCTGCCACAACACCTATTGTGGGACGTTTTGGACGAAAGTTCACACCTATGACGCCTTCCTCGAACGCGAATACCACATGCACCCGGGTCAGTACCTCGACCTTTGGCGGGCTCAGGATAAAAAGTGCCCGATCTGTGACTTGGCGTTGGTATTGTATAACAGGAAGACTTTGGTGGATTTCCGCGATGGGCGGGTCCATGGGCTGTTGTGTGCCGACTGCATGGAGGGACTGAAGAAGCTGAAAATCTCCCCCGAGTTGCTTGCGAAAGCCATTCAGTATCTCAAACCGATTAGTATGGGAGTCACGCCGTGAGCGACGTAGCACTCGTAATCATCTGTACAGGCACCGCCTACTGGAAATTTACCCAAGCGGCGGTCGATTCGGTGCGTGCGTTCTTTCCCGCCGACATCCTTCTGTTCACGGACAATCCTCAGCAGTTTCCCGTCGCCAAGCAGGTGATGCACCCGCATCCCGGATGGCCGAACGCCACACTGATGCGATTCCATACCATATTGAGCCAGCGGGAATGGCTGTCCCAGTACAAGTACGTTTTCTACATGGACGTGTGCATGAACATGATGAGCCCGATAGCTGCGGCGGAAGTCCTCTCTGACGGCATCACGGCTTGCGTACACGCCTCGTTCGAATTGAGCAAGGGGCGTTACTGCACTCCCGAGGAGAACCCGAAGTCCACCGCCTACCTCAGTAAGAGGGACATCCGTAAGATGTACATTGGCGGTTTCTGGGGCGGACCAACTGAGAAAATCTTGAGCATGGCGGAAACGATCAGCAAGAGGATCGATATCGACACCGCCAACAACTTTATCGCCACATGGCATGATGAGTCGCACATCAATCGCTATTTCTACGAATTCCCGCCGACGAAGGAATTGGACTTGCCGTACAACAACTGGACTAAAACTCCTGACATCAAAATCTGGCGTGTCCCCAAGGGTACGCCCAACCGCCCGGCCGTGAACGGGGTGCAGCCATTTGAACAGAGGAATTTGCCATGAAGGTGCTGGTAGCGATCTTGGCTTGCCATAGGTACGTCGGTATGCCGGGTAAAGGCTGGGATTGGACGAATAGGATGAAGCACAATTCCATCCCCGTAGACGTACAGATCGCGGCGTGCCGTGAGACTTGGGTCAAGGATTTTGCAGCTTACCCCAATGTCGATGTGAGGTTCTTCTATGGGCGCGGAGCGAATCGACAGCCGCTACCCGATGAAGTGTTTTTGGACGTTCCAGATGACTACAAAAGCCTGCCGTACAAGACAAGAGGCGTGTGCCAATGGTCAGGGGAGCGCCAATACGATTTCATCTTCAAGACTGATGATGACACCTTTGTTTGGGTGGATCGCCTGATGAAGAGCGGGTTTGAGGCTTACGACTATGTGGGTTCCGCCAGCGTTCATACACCTCAAAACCTTTACGTGACTGGACTAGGGTACTGGTTGAGCGCAAGGGCCGCTAGGTTGGTCGCAGCCGCGCAACCAAACAATACATTAGAGGATCACTGGGTGGGGTCGGTGATGCGTAAAGCTAGGATCATTCCAAAGCATGATACGCGGTATCATCCCATAGCTGGCAAATTCGTAGGCGTAGCCGCGATGCCGAGGAATTCCGAGTTTATCGCCGTTCATCCGTGCGATCCTACTATGATGCGTACCTACGCTCAGGAGTTGAAAATCCATGGTGACAGTTAATTTAATGGGAGGGTTGGGGAATCAGCTTTTCCAATACGCCTACAGTAGAGCACTCGCAGCGCAGGGTCGCGAGGTCTATCTCACGAACATACAGGTTGTCAATGTTACGGACCACCGCATCTATTCTCTAGACGGTTTCAATACTATCGTCAAGCTCCACAACCCCCCGCCTATTGGGGCAGCGCCACTCTACGAGAGCGGACTACCCTTTGACGAGAGAATGCTTAACATCCCCGAACCTACCATCGTCTACGGCTATTTTCAAACAGAAAAGTATTTCCTAAACATCGAAGACTCAATTCGTAAAGAATTGACCCTGAAATCCTCGCTGAGTGAAAAGGCTCAAGCAATTGCCAAGGAGATTCAAAGCTGTGAAAGCATCTCCCTCCATGTACGCCGAGGCGACTATCTGCAATTGCTCGCATTTCATGGAATGGTGGAACCAACGTATTACACGGCAGCCATTGGTACAATCTCACAAAAGGTTTCCAACCCCAAGGTCTTCATCTTTTCCGATGACCCGAAATGGTGTGAGGATAACCTGACTGGGACGGTCATTGAAACGGGAAGCAAGTTTGAAGACCTCCACTTGATGTCCCTCTGTCGTCACAACGTGATCGTGAACAGTTCTTTCAGTTGGTGGGGTGCGTGGCTGAATCCGAACCCAGATAAAATCGTCGTGGCACCTAAACGATGGTTTTCTGCAAAGGATTTAGACAGTCGAGACATCATACCTGACGGGTGGATTAAAATATGAAGGCTCTAATTACAGGAATAACGGGGCAGGATGGTTCATACTTGGCGGAACTTCTGCTGGAGAAGGGCTACGAAGTCCACGGTGTCATTCGTCGATCAAGCAGTTTCAACACTGGACGAATTGACCACATTTTTGATCGTCTCCACCTCCACTACTGCGATTTGACTGACGGTAGTGCCCTGAGTCGGTTGGTGGGGGAAATTCAACCCGATGAGGTGTACAACTTGGGAGCACAGAGCCATGTGCGCGTTAGCTTCGACATCCCCGAGTACACTGCCGATGTAGATGCTTTGGGGACGCTACGGCTTCTCGAAGCAATCAAGGCACAGTGCCCTACGGCCAAATTTTATCAAGCATCGTCCAGTGAATTGTTCGGAAAGGTGCTGGAAGTGCCGCAGACTGAAAAGACCCCATTCTATCCTCGGAGTCCTTACGGTATTGCCAAGCAGTTTGCATTTTGGACGACCGTGAACTATCGTGAAATGGGCATGTTTGCCTGCAACGGCATCCTGTTCAACCATGAGTCTCCTCGGCGTGGCGAAACCTTCGTATCGCGCAAGATTACCAAAGCAGCGACGAGGATCAAGGTGGGACTCCAAAAGGAACTCTTGCTGGGAAACCTTGACGCTAAACGTGACTGGGGATATGCTAAAGATTACGTGGAAGCCATGTGGCTCATGCTACAGCAACCCACCCCCGAGGATTTCGTTATTGCCACGGGAGAAACACACACGGTGCGGGAGTTTCTGGATGAGACATTTGAATATCTGGGACTGGACTGGAACAAGTACGTGGGGATCGATCCGAAATACTATCGCCCCACAGAAGTAGATATCCTACTCGGGGATGCATCCAAGGCAAAAAGGATGCTGGGTTGGGAACCCCAGTGGAAGTTTCGAAATTTAGTCCGCATGATGGTTGACGCGGACATGGCGGACGCTCGCAGAGAATGTGGGCCTAATGGTGGAAATCCTTACGAATGGGACTGGCAATGACAACGACTCAAATGCTTAACCTCTTAATTCATGATGCTGAAGAAGCTCTAAGCGTGGTTGATTATAAACCACTCGATGGCGCTCGTGTTTTTATTTCGGGGGCTACGGGGTTAATCGGTATGCACCTCCTGACGATTCTCTATGTCCTCAAACGGGAGGGGTACAAGATTGAGGGTTTCGGACAGTACCACAGCGAACCCGCGCCGTACACCAAAGAGCTTGCGACCCTTGCTGGGTTCGATCTTTATCACGATTCAATGAAGGTGCCTCAAACAGATGTTATCATCCACTCAGCGGGGTACGGTCAACCCATGATTTTCATGGCTAACCCCGCAGCGACCATTCTTGTAAACACAGCCGTTACAGAACGGCTGTTGGAATCCCTCAACTCGGGGGGTCGTTTCCTTTTTGTGAGTTCCAATGAAGTTTACCACGGTCTACACAAGGAGTTCGCTACGGAAGAAGACATTGGAACCACCACCCCCTACCATCCACGAGCGGGCTACATTGAGGGAAAGCGGAGCGGCGAAGCAATTACTCACTCCTACCGTAAGAACGGTGTTAACGCGGCGTCTGCCCGCCTCAACCTGACCTATGGCCTCGGCGCTCGTAAGGGTGACAAACGAGCCCTAAGCGGATTTATCGATCAAGCAGTAACAGCCAATCACATCGAGATGAAATTTTCAGGTAAAGAGATGCGGACATGCTGCTACGCTAAAGACGTTGCGACGATGTTGTGGAGGGTTATCCTTCACGGCACAAAACCCGTTTACAACGTTGGCGAGCGTTCCACAACCAGTATCGCCGAATTAGCAACCATCGTTGCTCGGCTTACAGGGTCAACGATTCAAATTCCAGAGGAGGATAAGGAACTGCCCGGTTCTCACGCCCTGCCTCGGATGGACATCTCTCTAATGGAGGCTGACTTAGGAAAGACCGAGTACACCACTCTGGAAGAGGGTCTGAAGAGAACAATCGCGTGGCATAGGGGGCTACATGAATCACTTTAAGGTAGAAGACGAGAAGTTTGGCGGGCGTGTGAAGTTGATATCCTCAACCTGTTTTGAGGATAGTCGCGGCTTTTTTAACATCACTTACCTCGATGACGAGATGAAAGAAATGGGTCTCCCGCCGTTTGTCCGCGATCTCCACTCCCGCTCCATGAAGGACGTAGTTCGAGGGCTGCACTTTCAGTCTACACCACCCATGGCAAAGCTGATGCGTGTTCCACGCGGTAGAGTTTTTATGGTGACGGTTGATGTTAACCCACAATCCCCCACGTTCCTACAATACTACAGCCTCATTATGGAGGAGGGGGACAAACTTCAGCTTTGGGGTGAGGCGGACATTGCTCGGGGTTTCTGTGCTTTAGAGGATTACTCCGAGGTGCAGTACAAGTGCTCGGGGCATTTCAATAAAGCATTCGATGACGCAATCCTGTGGGATGATCCTGTTATCGGCATCGACTGGCCTGTAAAAGATCACCCCATCTTGTCGGATAGGGATCGACACGCCGTAACCGCGAAGGAGTTTTTCCACCTATGAGGCCCATAACTCTAGGAAATCTGGACATCAGTACGAAGGGCAAGCAGTACGTCAACGATGCCCTAAATAACAATCGCCTATCAAAGGGTGAGTACACTCTTGCCTTTGAGAAGGGGTTTGCTGATTTGCACGGGTCAAAGCACGGCATTTTTATGAATAGCGGCACCAGTGCCCTACAGGTTGCGCTCGCGGCCCTCAAAGAAGTCCACGGCTATCAGGATGGGGACGAAGTGATCGTTCCCGCGATCACGTTCATCGCTACCAGCAATATCGTCATCCAAAATAACATGAAGCCCGTCTTTGTGGACGTTGACCCCCTTACCTTTAATCTAAACCCCGCGAGGGTCGAAGAGGCCGTTACCCCCCGCACACGCTGTATCATTCCAGTTCATCTGTTTGGGCTGCCCGCTGATATGACCGCTATCATGGAAATTGCGAGTAGGTGCGGGCTTCAGGTAATCGAGGATTCCTGCGAGACAATGTTTGCGAACCTAAACGGTCAGTCTGTTGGGTCTTTCGGTGACTTTGGTTGTTTTTCCACCTATGTCGCACACCTGATTGTCGGCGGTGTGGGTGGTATCGTAACGACCAGCAACACGGAGCTTGACGGACTTTGCCGTAGCTTGATGGCACACGGACGTGACAGTATCTACACAAACATTGATGACGATGACAACCCCGAATCAATTGAACTCTCAAAGCAAATCATCGAGAGACGCTATCGTTTTGAACGTGTGGGCTACTCCTATCGCGCTACGGAACTGGAGGCTGCCATAGCCCTGAGCGAGTTGGAACGTTGGGAAGAAAACATCCTAACCCGCCGTACTAATGCATCCGAACTGACGAGTCTGTTGAGCGATATCCCCGAGCTACAGCTACCCGTCGTGCCTGAGGGGTATCAGCATTCGTTTATGATGTATCCCATGGTGCTCGATGTCTCCGGTAGGGATAAACTCCTGATGTACTTGGAAGAGCGGGGCATTGAGACACGCTATCTCTTTCCCCTCCTTAGCCAACCGATCTATCAGAAATTGTTCCCGGGTGAAGCGGCCAATCACCCAGTCGCAGAGCATCTGGCTAAGAATGGTTTCTTCATCGGTATGCATCAGGGCTTGACCTCAAGCGACATACACTACGTTTCAGAGGTTTTGCACGAGTACCTAAAATGACGCCAGAAACTTTCGAACAGAATTTTCAGAAACTTTGTAGTGAGTCTCAAGCTGACGGGCGGTTCACTCCCTCCCGCGATATTTGGTCTCCTCGGTTAGACGAGGACACGCAACAACTGACTTGGGACCAACACTACATCTATCACACGGGGTGGGCATCCCGCGTGCTCGCTGCTACCCGACCAGCTAAACACATCGATATTGCATCCTTGAATTTTTGGGCTGTGGCGGTGTCGGCCTTCATTCCCATGGAGTTCTATGAGTTTCGCCCTATGCCCTGTAAGGGATTGTCCAGTTTTGTTTGCGGTGAGGCCAACCTTACGTCGCTTCCGTTTGCCGACAATTCAATAGATTCCCTTTCAAGCCTTCACACCCTTGAGCACATCGGATTGGGCAGGTATGGAGACGCGGTGGATGCTTCGGGGGACAGAAAAGCGGCGGCGGAATTAGTCCGCGTCTTAGCGCCGGGGGGTCAATTACTCATGGCTGTTCCTTGCGGAAAACCACGTCTCATTTACAACATGGGGAGAGTTTATTCGTACCAGATGGTGGTGGACATGTTTTATCCCCTCAAAGTGGCCGAGTTTGCCCTATGGACTGATGATCCGCAGGAATTTATTCTCAACGCCGATCCCGCCCTCGTAGCAAAATGTGAAGGCGGGTGTGGTTGTTGGAGGTTTGTAAAATGAAAGTTCTAATCGCCATCATCTCCTTTCAGGGAGATGCTGAAAACGGAAATCACGACAAGATTCGACAGACTTGGGGTAAAGACGTTGCCCCCGCTGGCGCAGACCTACGCTTCTTTATAGGTCGCCGCGACAAATTCTATCAACCGAAACCCGACGAAACGCTGATCCCTTGGCAAGAAGACGGTACGCGGACCTGCCAGCATCCGTATTGGCACGCGGAGCCGGGGTGTACCTGTGTAGAATACTGGCAAGTCCTGTATCGGGGGATTCTGGACTGGTCTATTCGCAACGGGTACGACCACACCTTCCTCGCCGAAAATGACACTTTCCTCGTCCCGCGTAAGTTGATGAAACTCGGTTTTGAGAACTATGATTTTTCTGGCTGGATGATGTACGTTCACGCAGACAAGCCCGATTATTACTACGCGGAACCCGGTGGGTATTTCCTTTCACGACGGGCGGCTGAGGCCGTATTGAAAACAACCCCCGACCATTTGCACTTTGAAAACCTTGTTTGTGATGTGTTGAGACCTATGGCTGAGCGGGGGGAGATGGCGATCAAATCCCTTGACCATTTTTGGAATGAGACTTCTTGGCATTACCGAGCGCAGGGGATTATAGACCCAGTGATTAGGGATGGCTACCCCGTGGGTTCTCCTTGGATGTTCGACATGTATAAGAAACACGGAGCAGATCAATGAAAGTTTTAGTTGCTGTTTATTCACATACGGGGGATTCCGTCAACGGGAACCACCAAAAGATTCGTGAGACTTGGGGTGGGCACCTAGCGCCTTGGGACCTTCGCTTTATGATAGGGCATCGAGACGCACCCGGTTGGAAGGCCGTATCGGATGAAGTGCTGCTACCTGAGCGAGCCAATCGTGCTTGCGGTGCTGACTGGCTGCTTTGGAACCTGTACTACCAAGAATTGACTATTGAGATGCTTCGTTGGTCCTTAGAACAGGGCTATGATTTCACGTTTCTCTGCTGCAATGACACATTCGTTGTTCCGAGCAAGCTTAAGACAACGGATTTTGTAAAGTACGATTATTCGGGGGTCTTTTATCCCCCCCCCTCGACCGTGCACCGCTGGGAGAGACTTTCGATGAACCCTTCTATAAGCGCCCAGCTTATGCAGCGGCGGATGCGGGCACTGGGTGGTTCATGAGTCGTAAGGCATCGGAGTTGGTTGTCAACAGCAACCAAGACGACTATTTTGGCACTAGCGACCAGTACGTGGGGCAGGTTTTGGGGCCGTATATCAAATCGGGGGAAATCACCGCCAAGAATCTAGATAATTTTCATCATGCAGCCGCTTGGCATTACCGAGAAGAGGGAATTGCCGACCCCGTTACTGGGTATTCGAGCACCTCCAATTGGATGCGCGGTATGTACGAGGAACACGGGGGATAAAATGTCCGAAGGTAAAACGTACAAACCCGTGATTTATGCCAACTACGAATTGAACGTTCCCGAGCTAAATTGGAAAACGTCTATCTCGGTGGACTGTTTCAATCTTGCCGATACCACCCCGTACAAAGTTTTTTGGCAGCTTGAGCCGGAAGACATTATCCCGACAGAGGAGAGGCTCATTAAGAACCACAAGTTCTATGATTTGATTTTGACCGACAACAGTCGCGTGCTCAGCAAATGCCCCAACGCCGTCCTCTTCTCTAACAATGGGGTTTGGACTAAAGAAAGCGACACGTCGCAAAAAAAGTTTCAAGTCTCTTTTTTAACCAGCGCGAAAACCATGTGTGCTGGACATAGATTTCGCATTGCAACTTTCAAAGAGCTACAACAATGGTTGGGGGATGGAGGTGAGTTACCCCTTCCCGTCAAAATGCACATGTCGCCGCCTTACCTACAGGACAAGCGCGACATGCTGGTGCCTTTTCAGTATGCGATTTCGATTCAAAACTCCCAACAACCCAATTACTTCTCGGAAATTCTTTTGGACTGTTTTGCCACGAAAACAATTCCGATTTTTTGGGGTTGTGCAAACATTGGGCAGTTTTTCAACTTGGATGGCGTACTGTCCTTTAGCGACGTTTCCCCCAGTGATACCACGGCAACGAGGCTCAAAGGGATTTTGGGTTCCCTGACACCCGATTTCTATCACTCATCAAAGGTACAGGCGGCAGTAGAAGAAAACTATCGGAAGGCTCTTGCATATAAAGATCGCATTGGGCTCTTGGTGGGGGCTATTACCACCAATAGAAAATTAAGATGCGAATGGGCATCAGAACTTTACAAGGCCGTAGGTACGGGCATTCCCGACTGGTGGGGTTCGACAGGCCAAGATTGTCACGAGCCCGCTACCATGCAGTGGGAAGCGGATCAACCACCCGCGTTGGTTGGGCGGGGTTTTTGTTTCGACCATTTCGTGATTATTCGATCAGCAGTCACTAAGGGTGATTGGAAATGAAAATCAGCTTAGTTATGCCGACCCACAATCGTGCAAAATATGTCCCGATGGCGATTCGGTGTTTCTATCAGCAGGGTTATCCCGATCTAGAGCTTATCATCGTGGATGATGGGACCGAGCCCTTGACCATTCCCAACGATGATCGAATACGGTATATTCATTTGACCGCCCGTACAACAACGGGGGCTAAGAGAAATCTGGGTGCGGAAAATGCCACGAGTGAAATCATCGCTAATTGGGATGACGATGACTGGAGCCATCCTCACAGGATAGAGGACGAAGTTCGGCGTCTTCATAATTCGAGGAAGTCCGTTACGGGGTACAACCAGACTGTGATTTATGAGGTGACTCATAAAAAGTTCATGTTGAACTTGGGGGGACCCCCATACCTTGCTTCGGGCACCAGCCAAATGTACTGGAAACAGTGGTGGAAGCAGCACCAGTACCCGAACGTGTCCTTTGGGGAGGATAGTGTTTTTGCTAGAGAAGCCCGTCTCGCGGATCAACTAGCGATTGCTCCCGTGGGAAAAATGATGGTCGCCCTGCGGCACGGGCGTAATACGGACAATTACCCCTTCCCGCATAATGGTTCGGGGCACTACCGGGCGTTGCAACCCCATGAAGTGCCACACCTTTTTCTTGAGGCGATTGGTCAATTATCGCCAACACCGCAGTATATGCAGATTCCCCACGTCTGTAATGAGGATTGCAGATCGAACGCCGAAGTCCAATTTGGGGCACCAACCGTAGAGTATAAAACCACCCACATCCCGGAGATTCACACCAGATGAAAATCTTAGTCGCCATCCTTTCTTGCCATAGGGATCGCTCGATCCATCAAGCCCAACGAGACACGTGGTTGAAGGACCTAAAGGACGTGGATTATCGCTTTTTCCTCGGGAGACCTGCGGGGCAACCAGAAAGTGATGAAGTGTTTCTCGATGTCGATGACGGATATCTCGGCCTTTCCCATAAAACCAGAGCGATGTGCGCGTGGGCGCACGGGTGTGATTACGATTTTATACACAAGACCGATACGGATACCTTAGTCAATCCGTGGACTTTCTTGCACAGCGGCTTCGAACAACATGACTACATGGGGGGTGAGAATGCCGACAGAGTGCCCACTTGGGGAAATAGGACCGTGCAGTTTGCCAGCGGCGGGGCTGGGTATTGGTTGAGTAAAAAAGCCATGGCAATCGTCGCAAGCACCGAGGTAATGACGAATGCCGAGGATGTGTTTGTGGCGATTGCGCTGCTGAATAAAGGAATTCTACCCGTTTGGCACAGGGGCTACAGATGGCGTCCGGGTGAAACGGTGGACAAAGACATGGTTTCTTTGCATTTCTCCAGTGCGTTGCAGAGAAAGTACGATCCCAAAATGATGTATGAATACTATCAGAAAATTGGAGCAACCAATGGCAGCTAAAGTTTCCATCATCATTCCGTGCTACAACCTCGCACAGTACCTCCCGCAGGCCATCCAGTCGGCGCTCGCTCAGGATTACGATAACGTTGAGGTGATCGTGGTGGACGATGGTTCGACGGATAATTCACTCGCCGTCGCCTTAGGCTACAAAGAGATGGTGGATGGTCAGCACGCCGCATCGCCGACCATGAAAGTCATATCGCAGGAGAACATGGGACTCTCCTACGCGAGGAACACGGGGATCAATGTCTCGACAGCGGAGCCGCACGAGTTCATTCTCCCGCTCGATGCCGATGATTGGATAGACCCTAGCTATCTGAAAAAGACGGTGCCCCTGATGCAGGGTACACGTGTGGCTGTCGTGGGCACCCTCGTCGCCTGTTTCGGGATAAAGGACTACATCTGGCGTACATACTCACCGACCCTTGAGCAACTCAAAACCGACAATTCAATCCCCGTTTGTTCGTTGATTCGACGTAGCGTGCTTCAAGAAGTCGGCGGGTACAACCCCGCTCTAAGCGGATACGACAAGGAACACATCGGATACGAGGACTGGAACCTGTGGCTAGACATTGCGGAGCGTGGCTGGCGGTTTGTTATCGTCCCCGAGCCACTATTTCACTACCGTGAGAGACCCGACTCGATGCATAGAAAGACATCGACCCCTAACAGACAGAAATTGATTGCGAGAATTAAGTCGCTTCACCCCGATCTTTGGCCGGTCGAAGCGGCAGCGGCGATACTACCGCCAGAGCAGCCCGCAGCCCCGAGACCCACACCCCCACCACCGACCATGGAGCAAAAGATGGCATCGCCCGCCCGTAAAGCACAAACGGCACAGGTGTACAGGGCAGCGTCGGGGGCTCTTTTGGGACACGTGAAGCCGAGTCAAGGGGCTTTGTACCGCAATAATAGGGGCACAGATAGCCGAAGGAAGATCAAATGAACCGAGTGCTCGTAGAATCGTTGAGGCAGAAACAAGACCCATTACAACGTCCTCCGTGGAGTCAGTCATGGAGACGCGACCCGATTACCTCCGAGGAGATTCAGCAAGCACTTCAAGACCCCGCA